TCAGATTTTCCGGTTCACCGGCTTCACTTTGGTGCCCGCGACCTTCTTCACGTAGTGCTCTGACATCGCCCGACTGGCATGCCCTAGCAGTTGCTGCGCTGAATCCAATCCCCCCACATCGGTTGCCGCTTTCGCGCGAATATCGCGAAACTGGAACGTCACCTTTGCCGCGGCTCTCGCTTCCTCGAAACGGTTAGCCAATTGCCAATACGTCAGGTGCCGGCCGTTTTCGTCCTGCACGAGGCGCAGACCTTTGGTCTTTTGCTCGCGAGCCTTGATGCGTTCGATCAGGGCCGCCAGTTCCCCCTCTATCAGGATGCGCAGTTTCGTCCCGGTCTTTGCCTGCTTGATTGCCAGCGTGCCATCCTGAATGTCGGTCATGGACAGTTTGAGCACGTCTGAAGGGCGCTGCCCAGTTAGATAGGCCAGATCCATCGCATCGCGTAGCGCTTGGTCGGCTTGCTGCCAGACGGCCTTGTATTCACTGTCGCTCACGTACTTGTCGCGCCCACGTTCACGGTGGTTCTTGATGCCGGCGCAGGGGTTGGGTAGCGTCGTGTAGCCCTTTGCTCGAGCAAAATTCCAAACATGCGACAGAAGCGCTTTTTCCCGGTTGGCTCGCACTTTCGCCGTCGCGCCGCGGGCCTCCATGTACTGCTGCACGTCGGCCGGGGTGATGCTGTCTATCGCTGAATCCCCGAAAACCAGTAGCAGCTTGGCTGATTCGCGGTCGTTGTCCCGTTGTGTGGCTGGGCTTTTTGACGGATAGACATCTCGCTTATAGTGCGCGTAGATCGTCGTCAGCGTGGACAATTCCGGCGATAGATCCCGGCCTTCGATCTTCGCCCATTCGATCAATGCCTGCTGGTAATCCTGGCCGAGCGGGATCCACTTGCGCGGCGTCTGCTGCGTGTCGTAGTAATAGGACGCACCTTTCTGCCGCATGCGTGGCGGAAGATGAAGATTCGTGGTTCGCTTCCTGGCCATGATTTTCAGGCGGCGTGAAGCCGGTCAAAGTGATGCGTTGGCGATGTAGCTGCAACGGCCTTACGATTCATCCTAGCATCGAAGTACGAGCGCGCAACAATCGGTCGGCCGCCACGCGATACCTCGAACGCCCATCCTTGCTTCTTGAGCCATTTGCGCTGGTCGGCGCAGCGGACATAGCCGGTGAGTTCGGCTAGTTCCTCCGGCGTCATAAAGGTCCTCATCTCTCAACTCCCCATTCCTTCGCGGTCACCCGCAGAATCTCTTTCAGTGCTTCGGCCGTGGCCGGTGGTGCTTGCTGTATCACTCTTTCCTCAAACGCCCGTTTGGTTGGGCCGGGTATTCCTCAATTTTTCGGCGGACCGGTGCGCGTAGACTGTCCTGACCGTGACGCAATGTTGTGCCCCCCGCACCACGGACTCATGGCCCATCCATCGTGATGGGCTTTTTTTCGTGGCCGGGTGGGTGGTCATGCTTTGTCGCGTCGATAAATGCGCTGGATGATTCCAGTCAGCCGGTAGGTGGGATAGCCGATGTCCGAGAAGCAGGCTTTGACTGAGCCGACGGGCAAGTCGTCGGGGGCATCCATGCCGCCGCCGGAGATGCGCACGAAACTCTCGTCAGACAGTCTGTCTTCGACGCACTCGACGCACGAAACCGAGTAAGACCTGACGTGCCTATTTTCGTGACGGATTCCGTGGACAGTCCGCATGTTCGCTGGGCGGAAGTCTAGGCGACGACGTGCCGTGGCATCGGGTGCCGGCACTTCGAAGAGGCTCAATTGGCCCTCCCGGCAGTCGCCCAGAATGATCTCGTTCTGTCTCATGCGATCCTCCGCAGAATCCGGGCCGTGTTGGTCACTTCGATGCTCATACCTGCCTCACCGAGTAGCGCGACCATCAGTTCGCCCGCTTTCGTCAGGCCGCCGAATCCTTCCGGGTGGCCGTCGCTCGTGCGGTTCCAAAACACCAATCCTTTCCGCTCAAGAGCCTGGACGGTGGACACATCGACGGCGAACAATTGCGCATGCTCGGCGCCAAGGGAAATGCGAAGGAGCGCGTTGCACTGCGATTTCGACAGGCTGATCGAAAAGGCGACGTTGGTGGCAAATTCGCTGAATGTCTGGTTCACGATTTCCGCTCCTCCGCTGCCTGAGAGGCGGCATTGAACGACGGGTGTGGCGGGAGTGGGCACCAGTCGGGCACGCCTTTGGCGATACCATTGCTCGCGTCCTGATCGGGAAGCCGCTGATAGTTGAACATGCTGCACTCATACTGCCCATAGTGCCGCTTGCGATACGGGCACATTTCGCAGGTTGCTATTGGGATGCACCGGATCATCATCATCCCCCCTTCGCCTGGGCGGCAATGGCGGCATCGATGGCTTCGCGCGGAGTGTTGAAGTAGCGGGAGTCACCAGACAGGATGTGGTAATTCTCATCGTGATCTTGCGTCCATACCTGACACTGGCGGATTGTCCCGTCTCGATCCTCCCATTGCGCCCATGCCTGTTGCTCGATGAGGAAGTCGAGCCGCTCCGCATCCTTGCGATCCCCGCCATCCGCCGACAGCGCGTCTTGCCAATCCTCAACTCTGGCGCCGTCGAGACTTAGACCGCGTTTCTTTGCCCATGCCGCAAGTGCATCAACAGCAGGGGTCGCCAAGTTGGCAGCCGAAAGCGTGAGCACTTCATCGCGGCTTGTCAGGTGCCCCATGAAATCGAACAGTGCGCCAGCGATGATGGAAGTTCGCTCGTGCTGGATATTCGCCGACAGCGCGGCGCATACCAGCTTATAGACGGACGGCGATATGATTGGGATTCTGTATTTGCCGTCTGCGTCCTTACGGAACCCGGCCCAAATCAATTCGCCGGACTTCGTTAGATTTGCCGCAAACAGTTCAAGTTCTTCGAGCGTTAGCGGCGCATCGCCGCTCGCCTTCTCGGGAGACGTGAGGGCAGCATGCCACGCGTCAGACGCGCCCTGAGTCCGAATGTCAAGATAAGACGCGCCATCACCCAATCCCGTTCGATCAAGCGGAAAGCCTTGATTTTTTGCCCATGCTTCAAACGTTACAGATCGCTCGCCGCCCACCTGCTGCGCATCTGCGGCGCACTCGGCTTTACCATCGGCAAGCCCTTGGCGGTATCCGGCCCAGTCCGGTGTAAAGGCGCGCTCGCCGCCATTCACGGGCACATCTGCTGCACGCAATAACCGCATGATTTGTGCGTCACGATCCGCTATATCGTAGGCATCGAGTCCGAGGAGTTCCGCAAGACGATTCCCATATTCTGCGATGAATCGTTCCGCGTAGTGCTCGCCTCCATTCACGGGCGCGGCATCGCCATAAACGAGCGGTCTGCGGGTTACAGTGTACGTGCGGTCGTAGTCCCTGCCCGGAAAGCCGAATGGATTGTCTTCGCCATACGTCAGGCGTTCATCAGTCTGACCGCCCTCCTTGTGCATGACGTGCTCATACGCCACCGCCTCTTGCCCTGCGCTCTGTGCGGCTGGCATGGGGGCGGCGGAGAGCAGCACGTCAATCCATTCGTCAAGATCCTTGATATGTGCCGCGATCACGGGGTCGCGGGCCGAAACGCTGTTCTTGTGGTTGTCCTGCGTGTGCTTCAAATATTCGATGAGCGCATCAAACGTCACGGTCTTGTGGTCAGGCATTTTTACGCTCCTTGATCAATCGCAGGATTCGTCGGATGTCCTTACGGATCTGCGCGCGACGGTTCCGTGCGTTGCCGGTGTAGCGGTAGTCCTGGTATTCGAGGTATTCGCGGGTGTTACAGCAAGGGCAGGGCATATTGCCGCCGCCCACCAGCATCCCGTCTTCGAAGGCATCCAAGTCCCACAGCTCGCCTTCGATGCAAATGGCATCAATGTAGGGAGCGCCGAAGTGAGCGCCTTCGTAACCGCAGCCATAGCTATTCGGTGGGTCATCGTCGAGCGTCTCGACAACAGAAGGCGGCGCAGGATCGGTATTCAGCCCTTCGGGGCGGGGGTCCATGTAGTTGGTCATCGCTGCGCTCACTTGATGGTGATGTCCGGCACGATCACCGAAGGCTTGAAGATGACCTGGTAGTGATATGCGCTGACATTTGCTGCATCGATCTGCTCAACGAAATACGTCACGTTGTCCGACAGGCCGAGAAAATGCTTCTTGTAGCTGTTTGGGCCGGTTTTGCAAGTAATCGAAACTTCTCGCGACTTGTCGTTGTTGCCGAGAGAGCAAAGTCCTTCAATGCTGAGCATGTAATCCCCCGTGATGCCGTTGTAGAACACGACTCGACGGGTGATCTCGAAGTTGTCGGCTGCCTTGGAGAGGTTATGCGACGCAACATCTGCGTCATTACTGCAACCAGGCAGAGCAGTAACCAACAACATAAAAGCCAAAGCAGAAATAATCTTTCTCATCTCAATCTCCGTATCAGTGTGTAATTCCTGGCTGTTCGCCACCATTCAGCAGCACGGCCGCCGGGCGCCTCGAAATCAGGCGGCGGATTGGAATGTCATGCGCTTGAAGATGGAGCGAGCACGCTCAACGTCGCCAATGCAATACGTCGCGACATCTGCGATGCGGCCGGCGCGCACGAAGTCCCAAACCATGCTGCCGTCGATTTCTTCACCATCAAGTTCTGCGCCCTTATTGGGAATGCCCAGCACATCGCAAAGCTTCCCGAGTCCCACGCTTCCCTTGATGCCAGCCCATCGCGTCATCGTGTCGAACACGTAGTCGTCCCATGGGCGGGCGTGGAAAGGGATGATTGATGGAGGTTGGATGCCAAGGACGACAGCGCGCTGAAAAATGAAGCGCAAATCGAATTCGGTAACGTAATGACCAACAAAGACAGGACGGCGATCACTGCTCGGTGCGTAGCTATTCTTGATCGCGTTGAAGGCCGCACTGATTACGCTTGCCTCGTCACCGGCCCAGTCGTCCGAATAGAACGAGACGGGCGGGGCATCGTCAAAGGCAAGCCCGATCACTGCAATTTGTCCGAGTCCGCCATCAAACGAGGTCTTGCGCCATTTCTCATCTGCAACTTCTTCCGCCTTTTCATCGCGGAACCGATCAACCCACTTCGCGAGCATTGCATCCTTGCTGGTGAATTTGATTTCCTGTGCATCGGTCATTCCAAGATCGGATGCGGCCTGTTCCTTGGTCAAAGACGGCGGTGCTTTAAAGTTCTCGGCAACATCGCGTCGGATTGCTTCGAGGACTTCGGGGCGCTGGCACGGGATGGTTTCGATATCAAGATAGATGTTCATGGCATGCCTCAGAACGGGATATCATCGTCATGGAAACCGGCGCCGCCTGTGACATCTGCATATTCTTTAGCACCTGACGGTTTCCCATACTTCGAAATCCATTCCGTACTTTCCTTGATCGTTTCACGAAGCTTTTCGTGAAGCGTTTCGAAGAAATCCCAATCCGGCGAATCAAGATCGAACATCCGATTTTCATGAACGGGATCGGGCTTGGCATTTTTAAGCGCTCCCGGCAACGGCGTAAGACTGGAAATATTGCTGTAGACCTTGCCGTTGGATTCGTTCTGTGTGACGTTGACCATGCAATAAGCGCCAATCAATTTGGAAACGTCGAATGCTTTCGCTTCCTCATCTGTAAAGTCTCGGCCACGCCAAGAAACCAAGTCGTGACGCAGGCGCGCTTTGTCAGACAGACTCAATGTGTAGCGCTTGCTAATGGTCATCGGCATTGCTTTGCCGTCCACATCGATTGTCAGTGGCTCACCATGCTCGTCTTCACCAAAAAGCTCCCAACGGATGATAATTTTGTGTTGAAGCTTTACGTCGCCTTGGAATTCGACCCGTTGTGTGCCAATGTCGATGAGCGAGTAGCAACGTCCGATGAACACGCCTGCGGGGACACGCTTGAAGTCGCCGCCACCGTTGTCTGATGCGATGAATGCCATGATTGCTTTTCCTTGGATTCAGCCGTCACGGGTGGCTGTTGACCCTTAAAATATTCTTCCCATTGCCCGACTTCAGCCCACCATTGCGGGTCCATGATCAGATGCTCCGATAAACGACGTGCTGCGCCGTACGAAGGCTGTCGTCGGCATCAAACGAGCCGACAATCCCAGCACCCAGCGCAATCACGGCAATGAAGATCAGCGCGGCCACGCCGGGAAAGCGAGCAGCAAACCGGTCGATGCGCTCCATCAGCGTCGGCGCAGGGCGATGGTGACGAAGCGAGCACTCATCGGCGGTATGGCCTTGGCGCCCGCAGCGGACGCAGTAGTCGGGGGTCATGCGGCACCTCGTACGGTGGTTACGCCAGAGTCGTCATCACGCCAGCCACCTTCGTCCCATCCGCCCGTGATCTCGTCATACGCAGCGTCGTACGAAGCTTCTCTATCCTCAGATGAGTTCTGGCCGCGCTCAATGAACGCCGCGTACTGGCCCGTACGCGCCTCCTGCTTGATGGCCTTGCACGACTTCGAGCAGAACAGGCCCCAGCCGCGCTTTACATCTGCTGCACGTGCCTGAAACGGCTTCTTGCAGCGCTTGCACGTCCGATCGACCATCTTCGGGGCCGGGTAGCGTTTGGCTTCGCTCATACCTGTTCACCTCGTGCTTTGGAGAGGGCGGCGCGGGCGCGCTCGACCTTTGAGAGAAGCTCGTCCATTGCCCACTTCTCGTGGAAATGCACGTCCTCTTCGAACTCGCTTCGAGCAGCAATCAGTCCAACGGTGGCGTGCAGCGATTCCACCGATTCATTGATCGCGTCCAGCACCTCCAGCAGTTCCGGCGCGGCGGCGATCAGGCAGGCAGTAGCTTCACGTTCTTCGTTCTGCGGGCCGTCGACAGCAGTGATGCGCTGTACGCCGTTCTCGATCCAGAAGCACTCAACGCCTTCTTCGGGAATCGAAGGAACGCACGACCAAGGACCGGAGATGTGCTTATCAGCCATGGAACACCTCGCCCTCAGCAAACACATTCACCTCGACCTCGAACGCGACTTGGAGGATCTCGCCGGCGCGCTTCGTGTTTTGCTTGATGAGCGCGTCTTGCAGCGCTTGGTATCCGGCGTAGTCGTGCTCTTGCAGGCGTTGCAGCGCGTTGATCACGTCCACGCACTCGGCGGCTCTGTCTCGGGCGCGGTCAAGTGCCTCGGCCGCGTCCTTCTGGCGCATGTAGTCACCCAAGTCGCGGGTGACGATGCAGGGTAGGGGGGCGTTCATCTCGGCACCTCACTTCGCTGCGATCATGCGTGCGAACAATTCATGCGCGCTGACCTGCAAGGTTTTTACGGTGGGTCCAAGGGCGTCCCCTGCGGCGGCCCATGCGGCGGCCCATGCGGCGTCCCATGCGGCGGCCCCTGCGGCGGCCCCTGCGGCGGCCCATGCGGCGGCCCGTGCCTCATTGATCTTGGGCAATGCAATGTCGAGTTCGGCGTTGCAGGTGATAGCGGGAAGCGAGACGAGAATGTCGGCGTGAACCTTCAGCGCAGGCGTGAGAGCCAGCCAAGCGGCGCAATGCACGCGTACCAGCCAGTCAAAGGCCATCCACGAGCGCTTTTCGGAGAGTTCCTTCGATCCAGCGGTACCGACAAGGAGAGGGATGTATTGCTTGAGTTGGGCGCGCTCCTCGTCGGTGCGCATGCCGTCGTTCCAAGCTCGGCCGAACGCTGCGAGAACCGGATCGACGCATGCCGGGGAATCGCCGAAGGGTTCGCCAGCAAACATGCTCACGACTTCGAGCAAGCAGTGTTGGCCGCTTTCGGCGGTGTGGCCGCCGGAACTCAGAACTACGGTTTCGAGATCAAGGAGGTTGCTGGTGGTTTGCATGACATTCCCCTTACGAAGCGAGCGTCAGACTGTCGCGATGCATGCAGATACAGCGGTCGGCTCGTTGACCTTTAGCGCGCACGAAGACGTAAACCAGCGTGTCAAATTCGAAATCGACCGTCCCGGTAAGCCCTACGTATTTGCGGTCATTGATGATCGACGTATTGCCGATGACCACCTTCTGTCCGGCGAAGAATTTCTTATTTGCTGCGGTTGCGATGGTTTGCATGGCTGACCTCATGTCGTTTGGTAAGAGCTACGAGGCGTTCGCCTCGGTGTTCGTGTGAACATGAGGCAAGTATAGAAAATCTGCACCACAAAGGTCAAGAAAAACTGTACTTTCCGTTGAAAAAAGTACCTATCGTGTTCCAATTATTGATAGCTTATGTGCGCTCGGCACCCCTCTTAATTTCTGGGCGTGCGAAAATTCAGGACAACAAAAAGCCCGCCGAAGCGGGCTTTGACAGTTCGTGGAGCGACGTCAGTTGCAGAACATTTGATTGCCGATCTGTTGGCAAGTCTTCCCGTTCGAATAATACGTCGTGTTACCGATCTGCTGGGCTGTTGTGCCGTTGTTGTAATAGGTCGTGTTGCCTATTTGTTGAGCACTTTGCCCATTGGACCAATAAGTCTGGTTCCCGATTTGCTGGCCGACATTTCCGTTGCTGTAATACGTTTGGTTCCCAATCTGTTGAGCAGTCATGCCGTCCTGGTAGTAACGGGTATTCCCAATGTCCTGATACGACTGTTGGGCAAAAGCAGAGGAACAAAGTGCTGCTAGTAGAAAAGTCAGTGAAAACCGAGTCATGTCATATCTCCTCAAGAATTGTGGACTTCTATCTGAGCATGTTCTCTCGGCGCTCAATACACACGCCGATAATGTGAAGATGGTCCCTTTCGCTATGAAGCATAGGGTAGTCCTCATTCATTGGGACCAGCTCGAAAACCTCATTCCCGTGCTCATCAACACCCCTAGGGCGATACTTTTTGAAGGTCGCTTCGTCATTTGAGTTCTTGGCTACAACAAACTGCCCCGGCTTAGGCGATAGTTCCGGATCAATGATCGCCAAGTCGCCTTCAAAGAATCTCGGCTCCATTGAGTTACCTCGGATGCGAAGAGCAAAAGTCCGTGCCGAACATGGTGCCGACACTTCAATAATCTCGAACCCCCCTCCCAAAGAAAAAGGGTCGATAACTTCCACCATTTGCCCTGCCTGGACGTAACTGATAACGGGCACTCTTCGAAGTGCGGTGCTGGCTGCTACAGGTTCTACGTTCGAGTGGACTAGCCGATCAATGCCAGGAATGGCGATCGCATATCCGGTGATCCTCGCGATCTCTTTGATCTGGCCGAAGCTGGGCTCATGTCGTCCGTTTTCCCAACCAGAAACATTGCTCTTTGTTTTTCCAAGTTGCTCCGCCAACTGCTCCTGCGTGAGTTTGGCTGCTTCGCGGCTTGCGCGTACCCATTGGCCGATATCCATAAGCCGAGTGTAGAGAAAATCTTTACGCGGAAGGTCAACAAATTCTTGACTTTTGTGGTGCAGAATTTCTATACTTTGAGTCATGGAAAAGCCTCTTGACAAAGCGATTCGCATCGTCGGATCAGCAACAAAACTCGCAAGCGCTCTTGGCGTGACGAAAAGCGCTGTTGGCCAATGGGGCGAAGAAGGTCGCCGGGTACCTGCTGAGCACTGCCCAGAAATTGAGCGCCTTACAGGCCACGCGGTTCTTTGCGAAGAACTCCGTCCAGATATCGATTGGATGGTTGTCAAAGAGCGCCTCCGACCAAGCCCCAGCGTCCCACAAGAGGGCGCAGGGGCAGCGGAAAGTAGTACCGGGGGCGTGGCTCTTGAGGGAGTCGCCTGAAATGAGCGCCATCCGTCGTGTGATTCGCGCGCTCCGTACGTATGACGATGCGTTGCTCGACCGTCTTGAAAGAGAAATTGCCGGTGAGCGTGCACGTCGCAAGGTCACAGAAAGCCAAGCTCCTTTGTCGAGTCTGTCCCCGACTCCAGAACCCAGTTCACGAGTCCAAGCGGGATGGCTAGCGCAACCGCAGGAGTGCCGTGGGTTTTTCCTTCCTGATCCGGCACCAAGCGGAGGAAGCCATATCCCGTTAGATGCACCTCGATGCAGCGCACCAATGCGTTCCCTGCGTCCGGAACCTCTGGTCCAAGTGGGATCACTGGGACGAGCTCCAGATTTTGATTCAGCTTCGCAAGTGCTACTCGAATCGATGGATCGTTTTTGACTGAGACGTAGAAATAGTTCATAGGGGCCTCTTTCCGTGTTGATTGAAGGGTGACAACGGAAATCTAACATGGTCTGAGGCTCCTTCTTTTTTGGGTGTGGCGTCCGAAGAGACGTCTTTATTTTGGGCTTCTTCGTACCGGCAACTACAGGAAAACAACATGACGGTAATCACCACTAAGCAGATGACGCTTGATTTTCAGCCGGGTTTGGCTGAACGCCATCAGTCTTTGCTGGCCTGTGTCCGTGCCGGCGCGTATTCCCATTCCAACCCACTGAAGACCATTGCGGCTGACATGGACATGTCGCAGTCAACGCTTTCGCGCAAGCTCGGCGGCGATCCCGACGACCCCCGCAAGTTTTCCGTGGATGACCTGGAGAAATATCTGGTAGCCACAGGCGATCTGACGCCGGTCTATTTCTTGATCGAGAAGTACTTGCAGGACGAGAAGGCAAAGCAAGACCGAGCGCTTCAGGAATTGGCGAAGCGTCTGCCTGACGTGCTGGCATTGATCAAGCAGGTTAGCGCAGGAGGGGCAGCTTAATGACCGCTTACATCATGAGCGCCGTCGTGCTTCTGGCCGTCGCCATTCCTACGTATCTGGTGCTTCGGGGTTAGTCATGTCTTCAATCATCCCGACGTTTCAAGGTGAGGTTCAGCTTGCGGGCTGGAGTGATACCCACAACGGGGGTGCCAAGGTCACATTCTGGCTGACCGATGCGACCGACCTTGAGGCATTCCGAACCCTGACTATCCGCAAGGGCAATCATGCTGGCCATCGATTCGCCGCTGTGTTGGTCGAGATTGGCGACGACGAACAGCCCGTACAACCGGAGTCTCAGCAGAAGGGCGGCGAACTTGCCAAGCTCGCTGGCCAACTCTGCAACAACCCCGAATTTTGGAATTTCCTGCATGCGAAGCATGGCTGGGCGTGCTCGATGTCCGAGGACGCCGCAAAGCTGATCCGTAACCGATGCCGTATCAACAGTCGTTCAGAACTCGACCACAAGGCAGAAGCTGCGGCGATATTCCACGAGCAATTCCGCGAGCCGTTCGTTGAATGGCGGCGTTGGAGCAAGCAATGAAAGGCCGCACGCCAACTACTGCTCAGAAACATTTCCACGATGACCTGTGCCGTCATATCGGCTGCATCGCGTGTCGCTTCGAGGGTGGTTTCAACGACTACGTTTCTTTGCATCACATTGATGGCCGTACGAAGCCTGATGCTCATTGGCTCGTTTTGCCGCTCTGTGGCGGCCATCACCAGGACAACGGGACGGCTGTGGCTGTCCACCCCTACAAGGCCCGCTTCGAGGAACGCTACGGCGCGCAGATGGACTTGCTGCGCTGGTGCATCGAGTGGCTACAGCAACGAGATATGCAAGTCCCTGACGGCGCTTTGATCGCTGCCGGGATGATCGAGGGCACGTAATGGATTGGTTCCGCATGTACTCGGAATTTGCTTCCGACCCGAAGGTACAGATGATGAGCGAGGCTATGCAACGACGCCTCGTCATGCTTTTCTGCCTACAGTGCAGTAACGGCATTGAAACGTTTCATGTAACCGAGCGTGAAACATCGATTGCGTTTGCAATGCGAGTTTCGGAACAGGAGTTGGCCGAGACGAAGGATGTTTTCATGCGTCGAGGCTTCATCGATTCTGATTGGAATTTGCTTAACTGGAGCAAGCGTCAATATGAGTCGGATTCAAGCACAGGGAGGGTTAGAAGGTATCGAGAGAAGCAAAAACAACAAGTCGAAACCAATGAAACGTTACAGAAACGTTCCAGTAACGCCCTAGAACAGAACAGAACAGATACAGAACAGAAGGATATGTCGGGCAAGCCCGACGCCTCCTCCAAACCCCGTCGCTCTGCAAAACCAAAACCCGAAGACCATCCACAAGCCAGTGAGGTGCTGGACTACCTGAACGCAAAGGCTCATCGGTCATTCCAGCCCGTGAAGGCGAATTTGTCGATGATCGGCGCTCGGCTTTCCGAAGGCGCGACGGTTGCGGACTGCAAAGCCGTGATCGACGCAAAGGTAGCGCAATGGCTGAACGACGAAAAGATGGCCGAATACCTGCGGCCTGAGACGCTTTTCAACGCGACGAAATTTGCTGGCTATCGGGGCAGTCTGCCTTCTCCAGACGAACCTCCGCCTGACCCCAGCAAGCCGCCGCCGTATGTGGTCATCCCGGAGGGTGCGAGGTGGATTCCTGGGCGCGGGGTGGCATTTTGAAAGCCGCTCCGAACACGGGTGCAGTCCTCGAACTGCTGCGTGACGGCGTACGGCCAGCATTCGTCGGGGTGACGTTTTGCGGTGAAACGCCATTCGACCGCGATGGATTCGATGTGTATCCGAATCCGGGTGAGCGGTATGAGTGGCGTTGGGCGAGAGGATTGGACGTCGTGGCCTTCGCTAAGCCGGGGCAGCCGATTGCTGGAGAGCTTCAGGCTATTGCAAACGCCAGGACGAATTCTCTACATCTTTGGGACGTCGAGCGACACGTCGGGGCGGAAGTTCTTCTCGACTTCCCCGCGTCGCATGAGCGCTACCGGTCTATGGTTTCGTCAAGGACACTGCCCGTGTGGCTCATGCCTTGGGATGCCCGAATGAATACCGAGTTTTTGGGAGTCAAACATGCAGGTGCTTAAAGCTGACGTCATCAACCTGTCGGATTACATGACCGACACGGCCGAGTGGCACAAAGTGAGACCGGCTTCCGAGTGGATGAATGCTGTTGTCGATCATTTCCATCGTCCGCCGGAAATGCCCGCTGTCCGATTGGGCTGGACCAAGACGTGGGGGAAAGTCGATCTGCGCGACGGCGAGGTGACGCTTTGGGCGGGCGTGAACGGTCACGGCAAGTCGATCATCACCAGTCAGGTTGCGCTTGACCTCTGCACGCAGGGCCAGAAGGTGTGCATCGCATCATTCGAAATGAAACCGCATAAGACGATGGCGCGCATGACGCGTCAGGCATGGGCAGCTTCGGATCCGTCTCAAGGATTCATCCGTGACTTCCACAAATGGACGGATGACCGGCTCTGGATCTATGACCACCTCGGGAAGGTGACTCCGGACGCCATTTGCGCCGTGGCGCGCTATTGCGCTTCGGAGCTTGGCATCAAGCACTTGTTCGTGGACAACCTTATGAAGTGCGTTGCTGGTGAGGACGACTACAACGGCCAGAAGGATTTCGTTGACCAGCTTACGTCAGTGGCCCAGGCCGAGAACATTCATATCCACCTGGTAGCACACGTCCGCAAGGGAAAAGACGAATACGACCAGGTGGGCAAGTTCTCCGTCAAGGGTTCAGGCGCCATTACCGACTTGGTGGACAACGTGGTGATCGTCTGGCGTAACAAGAAGAAGGAAGCGCTGGCAGAGGGCAAATTGCACCTCAAGAACGACGAAGCGGATTACGTGATGGCCGAGGGGGATGTGATTCTGTCCATCGAAAAGCAGCGTCACGGCGAGTATGAGGGCGCCTTTCATTTTTGGTTCGACCGTGATTCGTTTCAGTACGTGGAGAACCGCGGAGAATTTCCGCATCGGTACAAGTTGCCCAAACCCGTTGAATCGGTCGATATGGCCGAAACCGTGGAGTTCTGACCATGCGCGTGTCCAAGGAATTTGCTGAAGAGTTCGCCTATCTAGTCGAGTGGTACGGCTGGACGGCCGAGGAGGTAGCGGAGATTAAGCGAAATATCAAAGCTGACCCTGAGCCGATGCTTCAGTTCTTCTCCAGCTTGTCGAAGGCTCACAAGCGTGGTTATCGATTCGCCAACGGGGACGGCTTTCATCTTCTGAACGTTTTCTGCGCTGAGAACGGCATTCCTGATCCTTATGGCCACGCTTATACCGGTGCCGAAGTTGACCGTATTGCGAGCGGCAATGCGTAGAGCCGCCAAGGTCGACGCGAATCAGCCCGAAATTGTCTCGGCCCTTCGGGCTATCGGGGCAACGGTCGCTGTAACTAGCACGGCTGGCCAAGGTTTCCCCGACATTTGCTGCGGATGGCGCGGCCGGAATGTGTTGTTCGAGATTAAAGATGGGAGCAAGCCGCCGAGCGCGCGAAAGCTGACTCCTGACCAGATCGAATTTCATGCCGCATGGAAGGGTGAGATTGCGGTTATCACGTCGGCTGCTGAAGCCGTCGACTACCTGTTGAGAGGGTGATATGCCATACACGACAGCATGGACGACAGAAGAAAGGGAGACGCTTTGCCAGCATTGGGGAGACGCTGGCCCGGTGAAGCGTGTTCTATGCCCACTTCTCCCCAAGCGGAGTGCTGACGCAATCGTGCGCTACGCCAGATTCTTGGGGCTTCCAAAACGCCCAGCATATCCGAAAGAGCGGTTTGCCCCTGCGTGGGAAGCAATCCGCACTTACATGGAGGCCCATCCGAACAAGAGTGCCGAACAGATCAGCAATGCGCTTGCGATGTCTATGAGCACGGTTGCAAAGCACCTTCGTGCAAAGCACAGGGTGGATGAAATCCATGTGTCTGATTGGGGGCGCGTTGGAATAGTCGGGCCATATGCGCCTCATTACACATATGGCCATGGTCGAAATCGCATGAAGCCTCGCCCGATCACCGCGGCCCAAGCGTGTGCAAGGTATCGGGACACAGTGAGAAAAGATCCTGAGCGTCTGGCCATACGAAATGCGAAAGATCGGCTTAGGTATGCGGAAAGAACTGGCAATCTGGTAAAGCGTGACCCGCTGGTGGCCGCGCTGTTCGGGAGCGTGTGATGGATGACAAAGAACAGATGCGGCGCAAGTTCGAGGCTTGCTTCCATAGGGGCGAAACGTACACGGAGCGGGATTTCCAGATGTGGTGTGCCGGGCGCGCGCAAGGGTTCGTAGAAGGCACCGCAGCAGGCAGTTTGCTTGTGAGTGGCGGTAGCCAATCGCCTAGCCTGCCGCCCGGACGCGTCACATGGGTAAGTGAACCATTCGCAATCGTGATCGACCGCTTGTATGACGGGGCAGGTTTAGAGATCGCGATATTCGACGGCGATGAAAGTTACGTCTTTGCGGACGGAGATTGCTATCAGCGTGAGGGGGAGAGCATGTTGAGCAATGGGAATACCGCCGAATTCCTCACGCATCATCAGTTTCAGGAGCGTTTCATCAAATCTTACCGGAGTGCCCATGACCGACAAAGAGATGCTTGAGCTTGCGGCGAAGGCGGCGGTGCTGACCCGATATGAAGATACCGACCTGTGGTTAGACGAATCAGGAAATGTAGTCACCTTTGACCCACTTGAAGACGACGGCGACGCGCTGCGGCTGGCAGTGAAGTTGAGACTGCAAATCACGGTTACGTCAGATGGCGTCCATGCTGAAGGGCTGCCGATAGGTTATCTACTCCCCTACGCGCACGAAGCGTTCGACGGGCCGGGGTGTGATGGGGAAGCCACTCGCCGCGCCATCGTCCGCGCTGCTGCTGAGATAGGGAAGGGGATGTGATGACCTATATCTTACGAGCCGTAAATAACGGTTGGATTCTGACAATTCCACCAAATGAGCTGGACCAAACCGCCCCTTACGGTGATTTTGTCTACGCCAACCTACGCGAAGTTGCTCAGCGCCTCGCCGAACTACATGGTGAGCCGATGCCACTTGAGTATTAGGGCCAGCATGACGCCCATCAACATATTCATCATCGCCAGCACAGCAACCATCATCGGTTTCGGCGCGGCTTGTCTGCGGTATTTAGCATAGGGAGAAAAGATGGCATATACGGCATGCCCCACCCCGAAGGTTGAATATGTCTCGTCACTCGATACATATCCCTATGACGCATTGGACGACCTTCTGTATGACTGGTATTGCCGGGAGCAGGGGTATGTCCCTGTGGAAGGTTACGGGCGCCAGGATGTGGCATGCGCGAGGTCAGCCAGTTCGGATCAATGGCTTTCATCTGACGAGGTTATCGACAGCCGGATTGAGGCGTATGTCATGCCGATGATCTCATTCGCGATGGAGGAATTGCTGAGCGATGACCGTATCGCGATCATGACCGAGTTACGCAATCGAAAAGGGCCGGCAGTGTGGCGCAACCCTCGCGTGGTTGACCAGAAGGAAGCCTATGCAAAGGCTAAGGCCAAGATCGCGCCGATTCTGTCGCGTAAAGGGGTCGAATGGTAAGTATTGCTTTTTTTCGAAAGATGTGCCATTCTTTGCGCAGAGGCCAGAGTTGCCTCTAAAAAAAGCCGCTTCGGGTCATGCCGGGCGGCTTTTCGTTTTCTCACGCATGGCGATTGCATCCGGTACGCGAAATCCGGACGCGAAATCCGATTACTAACCGCCTCCGGGCGGTTTTTGCGTTTCTGGCTTACCCCAAGCCGGTAGTGGGGAGAAACACCGGCAGCGGTCGATACTTTGGGAAGCCGTCTCCTGCCGGTGCAATACCGGATCCTTTTGGCGGTAGGCGACCGTAACGTTATCTGGAGATCATGATGGACCAATCGAACGAAGTGCAGCCGGTCGTGACCGATGCTGATGTAGGTGAGCAGGGAAACGTGCCGGGAATGTCGAGTACCGATACGACTACTGCGGCGATTGCACAGAGCACACTCGATGCTGGGTCGAATTCATCGGATGGGCTGGCGACAACGAACTCTGGGGAAGCGGCTATCTCCACTGACCAGAAGGCCGGGACGCTGATGCGCCTGCACGCTGCTATCGACGCGCTCGAAGCCAAGATCGGGAGCGGTGTTCACGTATTCGCGCATGAGGTTGCTGCGGTGCGTGAGATGGTGAAAGCCGCAATTTGACAAAAAATAGCAAAAAATAGCAATGGCAAAAGGATCTGCTCCGGGCGAACGCCGAGGAGGTCGTAAGAAGGGAACGCCGAACAAGGCTACCGCTGACATCAAGGCGCTTGCACAGCAGTTCGGCCCGGAGGCCATCCAGAAGCTCGTAAGCATCATGCATACGTCTGAAAGCGATCAGGCGTGCATAGCGGCGGTCAAAGAGTTGCTTGACCGTGGATACGGCAAGGCTATGCAGGGCGTCGAGCTAACCGGTAAGGATGGGCAGCCGGTTCAATTCAAACAGATCGAGCGCGTCATTGTCCGTTCTAAGGATTGAGACGCCAGCGGTCTATGAGCCGCTTCTTGCCCCGGCCCGTTACAAGGGCGCATACGGTGGGCGAGGCTCAGGCAAGTCCCACTTCTTCGCTGAGATGTTGATCGAGGACTGCATCCGGCAAAGGACCGATGCAGTGTGCTTGCGAGAGATTCAAAAGTCGCTCAAGTTCTCGGTCAAGAAACTGCTCGAAAGCAAGATTGAAAGCCTCAACGCGGGTTATTACTTCGACGTTCTGGACGCGCAGATCAACGCGAAGAACGGCGGCGTAATCATCTTCCAGGGGATGCAGGATCACACGTCGGACTCGATCAAGTCGCTCGAAGGATTTACCCGGGCGTGGTTCGAGGAAGCGCAATCTGCCAGTCAGCGCAGTCTCGACCTGCTTCGTCCCACCATCCGCGCACCGGGCAGCGAACTATGGTTCGGCTGGAACCCACGCTACGCGACGGATCCGATTGACGTGCTGTTGCGTGGCGATACGCTTCCGCCTGGTGCTGTGGTCGTAGAGGCGAACTTCAGCGATAACCCGTGGTTCCCGCAAGAACTTGTCGATGAGATGGAGTACGACAAGCGGCGCGATCCTGACAAGTACGCTCACATCTGGCTTGGGAAGTATCAGCAGAACAGCAATGCCCGGGTGTTCCATAACTGGCGCGTCGAGGAATTCGAGCGTCCAGAGGGAACCATACACCGTCTAGGCGCTGACTGGGGCTTCTCTGTCGATCCTTCGGTTCTGATCCGTTGCGATATCGATGGCAACCGCCTGTACGTCGATTACGAAGCCTATATGGTGGGCTGCGAGATCGTGAACTTGCCGGAACTGTTCATGAGCGTGCCGGACGCCGAGAAGTGGCCTATCACGGCTGACTCGGCGCGGCCCGAGACGATCAGCCACATGCAGAAGAACGGATTCCCTAAGATCCGCGCTGCGATCAAAGGGGCGAAGTCGTTGGAAGAAGGTGTCGAGTTCCTTAAGAGCTTCGACATCATCGTTCATCCGCGCTGCAAGCACCTGATTGATGAGCTGGCGTTGTATAGCTACAAGGTCGACCCTCTTACGGAAGCGATTCTTCCGATCCTGAACGACAAGGACAACCACGTGATCGATGCCCTTCGATATGCGTGCGAAGGCGCTCGCCGGGCTGGCAAAGCGCCAAAACCACAGAAACCTACTATTCGCCGGACGATAACATCCGGCGGCTGGATGTCATAAGGAAGCCATGGCCCGCAAACGCAAATCCGAAGAAACCGCCGAAAGCAAGATCGTGGCCGAAGCAAAGGAACGCTTTGCGCGCTGCGAGGAAGCCGAAAGCGAGTTCCGGAAGAAGTTCGTGGAGGACATGCGTTTTGCGAATGGCGATTCTGACAATGGCTGGCAGTGGCCCGACCAGATCCGCAACACGCGCGAGGGCGATGCGCGCCCGTGCCTGACGATCAACAAGACGCGCCAGCACAACCTCCAGATCATCAACGACGCCAAGCAGAACAAGCCGAGCGTCAAGACGTTGCCGGTAGACGGTGACGCTGATATCGAGATTGCCAAGATCCTTGACGGGATTGTGCGCCATATCGAGTACAACTCGCACGCCGAGATCGTCTATGACACGGCGACTGAGTTCGCGGTGCAGGGTGGCTTGGGCTACTGGCGCATCGTCTGCGAGTACGCACATGATGGCTCGTTCGATCAGGAAATCTTCCTGCGTCGGGTGAAAGACCCGCTCACGATCTATCTGGATTGCGATATTGAATCGGCCGACGGCGCCGATGCCAAGTTCGCGTTCGTGTTCCAGGATATGAGTAAGGCCGAGTACGAGGCCACTTACCCAGGCGAGCGCGCGCAGAGCGTCACGTTTGGCGACGACACGACTGGAAGCGACTGGATCAGCAAGGACAAGATCCGCGTCTGCGAGTATTTCCGCAAGACGACGAAGACTGACACGCTAGTCAACCATCCTGAGCGCGGCCCGGTGATGCTTTCAAGCATCGAGGATGAGCAGGAACGCAAGGTTATCGAGGCCGATGCATCGATCCAGAAGCGCCCCGTCTCAGAGCCTGCCATTACATGGTATCTGCTGGCCGGCGACAAGATCATCGACGAAAAGCCGTGGGCGGGACGGTATATCCCGATCGTGCGCGTAATCGGTGAGGAAATCTGCATCAACGGAAAGACCGAGCGCAAGGGTCACACGCGCAGCATGAAAGACGCGCAGCGCATGTACAACTACATGTCCAGCGCTCAGGTCGAATACATCGCGCTGCAGACGAAGACGCCGTATGTGGGGCCCGCTGAAGCGTTTGAAGGATACGAAAGCGAGTGGGCGAACGCCAACAAGGACAATCTCCCGTACCTGCCATATAACGGGCTGCGTGACGATGGAACGCCCATTGAACGCCCGCAGCGCGAGCAGCCGCCCGTCGGTGCCCAAGCCTATCTGAGCGGCATGCAGACGGCTCAACAAGAACTGATGATGGCCTCGGGCCAATATCAGGAGCAGTTTGGGCAGCAGTCGAATGCGCAGGCCGGTGTGGCGATTCAGGCACGCCAGCGCCAGGGCGACCGCGCTACTTACCACTACATCGACAACGTTGCTCGGGCTATTCGGTACACGGGCCGCGTGCTGATTGACCTGATCCCGAAGATCTACGATACGCAACGTGTCGTGCGCATTCTCGGAGAAGACGGTACAGAGACATTCGCGAAGGTCGATCCGCAGCAGCAGCAGCCACTCCAGCAAGTTCCGCATCCGTCGATTGCGAACGAGGTGCAACTGATCTTCAATCCTGGCATCGGTCGATATGACGTGACGGTAGAGGTTGGCCCGAACTATGAGACGCGACGCCAAGAAGCGTTTAACGCGCTCACGCAGATCATGTCGCAAGACCAAGGGCTGATGAAGGTAGCGGGCGACTTGCTGTTCAAGGCTGCTGATTTCCCGATGGCTGATGAGGTTGCGGAGCGCTTGCATCGCACTATCCCCCCGCAAATTCTTGGTGAAGGCCCTACGCCGCAAGAGCAGGACATGACGCAGAAGATGCAGCAGATGGGGCAGATGATCGAGCATTTGTCTCAAGCCCTGCAAGCTGCTCAGGCGGATCAAGGGAACCAAGCCGAGGAAACGAACATCCGTGCCTATGAGGCGGAGACAAAGCGCCTCGCTGCAATCGGAAAGGACATCAGCCCTGAAGTCGTCGCGCATGTGGCTACGCAAGTGGTGATGCAGATGATTCAGACCGGTTCGCCTGATCCAACGATGAATGGCGCGCCACCGATGCCGCCAGATCCATCGCAGATGCAACCCGCACAACCCGCTCCGGCGGGTTTTTTTACGCCTAGCCAAAACCAACCGGAGCAGTAAATGACCTATCCCGGAATCCTCCAAGACCTCGGATCGACTTCTCCGATTCAAGGCATCTACAACATCAAGCAGGTGCTGACGCCTGCGTCTGTAGCGGCCAATACCACAGCAGAGCAAACGTTCACTGTGCCTGGCTTGCAGGTAGGCGATTCGATTGACGTCAACAAAGCGTCGCATCAGGTCGGCTTGTCAATCGGCAACGTTCGGGTGTCGGCTGCAAACACGCTGGCGATTCAGTACGTGAACACCACGGCCAGTCCAATTGTGCCGGCGAGCGAGCAATACATCATCGGCGGCCAGCGCTAAGCCACAGATTCACCGCTTTACCCAAGCCCGTTACTCGAAAGAGTCGCGGGCTTTTTTGTTTCCGCACCCGTCCGGTATGGCGGGGCTCAATTCTTGGACTCGTCCATGCAAACCGAAGCTCAGCAAGTCGAAGTAGAAAACGTAACGCCTACGGCCTCTACGGAACAGGCGCAACAGCCCGTCACAGAAACCAGCACGGAACCGGGCACCGAGCAAACCGCAGCAGCAGTCGAGCCGACCGCGCAGGAAAAGCCAAAGAACGACTGGGTTCAACGGCGTATCGACCAGCTCACGCGGGAGAAACACGAGGAAAAGCGGCAGCGTGAAGCGCTTGAGGCGCAGCTACGCCAGTACCAGCAGCCCGCAACAGACCAATCATCGGCGGCAAATCCTCCGGTGCAAGACGTCTACAAGGCCGCTGAGCAACTGGTGAAGCAGCGGGAGTTCGATTCGGCCTGCAACAAGGTATTCGAGGCCGGGAAGACTGAATTCCCAGATTGGGATTCTTCGTTGAAGACCTTCGGAATGCTGGGCGGCGCATCGCCTGAGTTCCTTGAGGCCATCACGTCTATGGATGCCGGTCACAAGGTGCTCCACCACCTGGGGCAGAACCCCGAAGACGCCGAACGCCTGTTGTCCCTTCCTCCGTTGCGCATGGCTTTGGAACTTGCCCGTCTCGAATCGACTGTCAAGCAAACCAAGGCTGCCCCTGTGTCCAACGCTCCGGCCCCGATTACGCCTGTTGGCGGAAAGTCCGCTCCTGTCGAACCCGAAGAATTCGCGTCGACGGCGGACTACATCGCGTGGAAGAAGCGACAAAAGAAATGAGGTCTTAAATGTCGAACACCTTCCTTACTCCGACCAAGATTCTCGATGAATCGCTGATGATTCTTGAGAACAACCTGTCCTTCACCAGCCGCGCCAATCGCGAGTACTCGAAAGACTTTGCGATCAGCGGCGCCAAGGTTGGCGCGACGGTCAATGCCCGCAAGCCGAACCGCTTCGTTGGTACGACCGGCCCGAACCTGAACATTGAGAACATCAACGAAACGTCTGTGCCGGTCACGCTGACGACGCAATTCCACGTTGATTTCACGATGTCGTCGCAAGACTTGACGTTGATCGTGGACGAGTTCGCGGATCGCTACCTGAAGCCGGCCATGGCGACCATCGCCAACAAGTTGGACTTCGACGGGCTCGCTTTGGCGTCGACCGTGGCGAACAATGTCGGCACCGTCGGCACGATCCCGAACGACATCAAGTATCTGCTCGATGCTGGCGTGAAGCTCGACAACGAAGCAACTCCGCGCGATGGGCGCCGCACCGCCATCTGGGATCCGGCTACCAACGGCTCGATGGTCAAATCGGCGGCTGGCCTGTTCAACCCGTCCAACAAGATCGGTGAACAATACGAAAGCGGCATCTTCTCGCCGTCTGGCCTGGGCTTCGACATCGGCATGGACCAGAACGTGAACACGTTTACGACTGGTACGCGTACCAACGGTACGGTATCTGGGGCCGGTCAAACCGGTTCGTCGCTACTCGTGACCGGTCTCGGTGCTGCTGGCACGGTCAAGAAGGGTGACACCTTCACGATCGCTGGCGTGTACGGTGTGAACCCGCAGAATCGCCAATCGACCGGCGTGTTGCGTCAATTCACGGTGCTGGCTGACGCGACCGCAGACGGCTCGGGTAACGCAACCCTCTCGATCTTCCCGGCGATCAACACGGCGGCGTCCAACCAGCAATACCAGACGGTATCGGCTGGCCCGGCAAATGCGGCGGCGGTGGCGTGGGATATCGCTGCCTCGACCAGCTACGTCGCCAATCTTACCTACCACAAGGACGCTTTCACGTTGGCCACCGCCGACTTGGAAGACGTCAGCCAATACGGTGCATGGGGTGCTCGTCGTATGCATAAGGGCATTTCGATGCGTATCGCGCGCCAATATGCGATTGGCACCGATACGGTTCCGGTTCGTATCGACGTGTTGTATGGCTGGTCGGCTATCTACCCGGAACTCGCGTGCCGGATCGTTCGATGAGCGCCTTGATGCAGCAATCGACCCCCGCTTCGGCGGGGTTTTTCGCTTCTGGAGGCGACATGTTCCAAGAGTTCCCCATGTGGGTGTCTCACCCAGAGAAAGAGGCTCGCATCGTCGCGAACGAAGCCGAGTTTGTCGCACTCGGAGATGGCTGGGTCAAGCCCGAACGCGTCGACCTCGTAGCCCGCGAACATACACCTGATTACGTCGAATATCCGAAGTGGGTAGGCGATCAGCTTGTGCAGAATGCTGAGGAAGAATCCGCGCTGTTGGGGTCAGACAATCCCGACACCCGAGCAGCATTGCTCCAGATCGCGGAAGAGAAGGGCATCAGGATCGACAAGCGTTGGTCTGATGACAAGATCCGGGCCGCTTTGGAGGCCGCATGACGACCGCCGTCGACCTCATCACGCTCGCGCTCAAGGATATCGGAGCGCTTGGCATCGGGCAATCTATCGGCCCGGATGACACAGCCGACGGCTTGGCAACGCTCAATATGATGCTTGGGGCTTGGCAGGGCGAGCGCTTGAGCGTCTATCACCTTGTCGATACGGCGTTGATGTCCACGGGAGCCCAGTCCTATACGGTCGGGGTCGGCGGAAATTTCAACGTGCTTCGCCCTATCAAGATCAATGCGGCATATGCGAGGTTGAATCCGGGCATGTCGAACCCAATCGACTATCCGGTGAAGATGATAGACGCTCGAGAAGATTACGTGCGCATTGGGCTCAAGTCGCTCGTGTCGTTCCCGGAGTTCGCGTTTTACGACGCGGCGTATCCGCTCGGAAATCTGTTCCTATGCCCGGTGCCAAATAGCACGTTCGAGCTGCACATCGTGACGATGGAGGCGCTCCCTCAGTTCTCTGTGCCGGCTGCCGTTATCAATCTGCCGCCTGAATATACCGCCGCCATCCGCTACAACCTGGCTCTGTGGCTTGCGCCGTCTTATCAGCTTGAACCGATGCCGTCGCTGGTGCGTCTGGCAGGAAATGCGAAGCGAATCATCAAGCGAATGAATGTGCAGATTCAATCCATGACGATGCCGCGCGGCTTGGCATCTGAGCAGAAGTACAACATTTATAGCGACCGTCCGTACTGATGCGAGTACTTCTCAAAGGCGGCGCATACACGGCTCGCAGCATCATCGCGGACGCCCAGCGCTGCGTGAATCTGTATCCGGAGAACAACCCGGAAGATGCAGAGGCGCCTGTTACGCACTACCCGACTCCAGGCCTACGGGTATATTCAACGCCCCCCATCGCTGGGGAGTCGCGGTGTATCTACACGGCAAGCAACGGCCAGCGGTTTGAGGTAGTGGCGTCGAATGTATACGCGGTAAGCAGCATCGGTGCCTATACGCTGCTCGGGAATCTGACCACGACGACGGGGCCAGTGAGTATCCAAGACAACGGGATCGATGCCGTCGTGGTCGATGGCTCACCCACTGGCTTCACGATTCACCTAGGCACGAATGTCTGGGCGCAGATCACTGATCCTGCCTTCTATGGCGCTGATCGTGTTGATTATGTTGATGGATATTTCATCTTCAACAAGCCCGGCACGCAACAGTTTTATATCTCGAACTACCAGTCTGTCACGTTCAATCCGTTGGATATTGCCTCAAAGTCAACAGCGCCAGACCTTCTCGTGACGTTGGCTGTAATGCATCGCGAAATTTGGATGTTCGGGCAAAAGACGATCGAGGTCTGGTTCAATACGGGCGCATCGGACTTCACGTTTGGTCGCATGCCTGGCGTTTTCATCGAGCACGGTTGCGCAGCAAAGCATTCGGTAGCGAAAATTGGTTTGACGCTGTTCTGGCTTGGTCAAGATGACCGAGGCCAAGGGATTGTCTACGCTGGTCGCAACTACACCGCGAATCGCATTTCGACGCATGCGCTAGAGCAGGAGATCGCGACCTACGCCCGCATTGATGACGCTATTGGGTGCTCCTATCAACAGAGCGGCCATGAGTTCTACGTGCTGACGTTCCCGACGGCAAATAAGACGTGGTGCTTCGACACGGCGACGAACATGTGGCACCAGCGTGCCTATCTCGAAGCCGACGGCTCGTTGTCGCGTCATCGCATGAACAACGCGAATCTGTACGACGGTCTCAATCTGGTCGGTGATTGGAAGACTGGAGTCGTCTATGTGCTAGATCAAACAGTGTTTGACGACAACGGCAATCCAATCGTGCGCATTCGGTCTTTCCCGCACTTGGGGGCGAATGGGAAGCGCGCGCTGTTTCGTCAGTTCATCGCGGATATGGAAGTCGGAGAGGGCGTCGCACAAGACGCCTACGACCCGGAATTGCGCCTCAGATGGAGCGATGACCGCGGCGCGAGTTGGGGTAATGCCGTCTCTGGAAATCTCGGGAAGCTTGGCGAGTTCCTGACATGCATCCAGTTTCAGCGTCTTGGATACGCGCGAGATCGAGTATTTGAATTGTCTTGGTCGGCGCCCGTGAAAACGGCGCTTAATGGTGCATACGTCGACGTATCAAGCGCTCGCACATGACGATCGTCTCGAACATTCCACCTCCGAACGTCGATTTTCTCGATGAGAACGGGAAAGTTCAAATGGTGTGGTGGCAGTACTTGCTCACACTATTTGACCGAACTGGCTCGGCTTCAGGTAATTCTCCAGGGGGTGCCCCTGTGACGGTCCCGATTGGTTCGTCGCCGCTCCAATATAAGGCCCCAGCCGATGGCGCGTTGTTCATCTCGGGCGGTGGAGTAACGGGCGTCCAGCTCAGACGCGGATCTGCTCCGTATTTCAACACGGGGCAATTCTATGCTCCCGTGCCGATGTCAAAAGGCGACTTTATCAACGTCACGTTCATCAATCCGCCACCTACGGTGATGTTTTTGCCACGATGACAGGACCATTGATGCCTCGCATCGTGCCGGCTGTGCGGTATAGCGACTTTTGGAAGAAACCATCGATGCGCGAGAAGGTTCATCGCCTCGAAGATGCATTGAACGACCAGCCTCAAGTCGAATGCCCGGTTCGACACTACTTCGCGCCTGGAATGTATGCGCGTGAAATCACGATCCCAAAGGGAACAGTGCTCGTCGGGGCGATCCACAAGACCGAAAACCTCGCTGTTCTCTCGGCGGGCAAGCTTCAGCTCGTCACTGACGGCGGCGTAGTGGAAATAACGGCACCGCACACGCTGACTGTCAAGCCAGGGCAGAAAAATGCAGCCCTAGCGCTTGAGGATTCCGTATGGACGAATTTTTTCCCTACGGATGAGACGGACACAGACAAGTTGGTCGAACTACTCACGGAATCGAGGGCCTGCGAACTGCTCGGCGGAAGTGAAAACGTGCAACTCATCAAGAATCGATTGAAGGGGTAAATATGGCCTTCGGACTCTCAGGCGCAGCAATCGGCGGGATTGTAGCCGGCGCGGGCGCGCTTGGTGGCGCCATCCTTAGCGGCAATGCTGCTCAGGGTGCAGCACAAACGCAGGCGGATGCTGCAAACAACGCTGCATCGATGCAGAATGCGCAATGGCAGCAAACGCAAAAGAACCTCGCTCCATATCTTAATCTCGGTAGCAGCGCGATCAATCCGCTGCTTCAGGCGATGGGTTATCGGCAGACATCTGGTGCTGCGCCGGCAGAGACACGAGATCAGATTTACGCTCGCCTGTTGCCGCAATACACGAATTCCGGTTCCGGCAGTGGCCAACTTTCCACTGCTGGGGGATTGGGATTCAGCGGAGCGCCATTCAGCGGACAAGTCGTGTATCAAGGGGGCGTGCCCGGGTACATGATGAACATCGGGGGCGATCAGCAGCAATGGCAGCCTCTGCAAGGCGGCGGTGGCAGCGGTGGCTCATCGGTCGACTACAACGGCTTGAACGCCGCGGTAGATGCAGCCTACGGGGCGCAAACGAGTAATCCATTCAGCGGGATGGAACTCGACCCGAACAACATCCTGAACCAGACATTTTCCGCGCCGACGGCAGAGCAAGCGCAAGCGACGCCCGGGTATCAATTCACGCTCGATCAGGGCCTCAAGTCGGTGCAGAACAGCGCAGCGGCACGAGGCCTTGGAACATCGGGAGCGGCTTTGAAGGGGGCCGCGTCTTATACGACAGGGCTCGCAGATTCTACCTATAACGACGTGTTCAATCGTGCGCTCAATACCTTCAACACGAACTACAGCAGCGCAGCGAATCGCGTGAATCGGCTCTCGTCGCTTGTGGGTAGCGGCCAGAACGCGGCGGCGACCAATGGATCGTTGGGCGCGCAAGCGATGGGCAACATCGGGAATACGCTCACCAGTGGCGCAAATGCGCTGGCTTCTGGACAGGTAGGAAGTGCTAATGCACTGAGCGGCGGTCTGTCGAGCATTGGCAACAACGCTTTGCTGTACGGGATGATGCAGAACAACGCTAACAACAACACGATAGCTGCGGCAAATCGATCCAGCGATCCAATCGGCTATATGAACTCCGCCAATGGCTGGACTGGAAACTAAGGAGGAAATATGCCGATCGATCCGAGTATTCCGCTGCAGGTTCAAGCGCCGCAGATGAACCCTCTGCAGACCATGCTTCAAGCAGCGCAGCTGCGCTATATGAATGCCAATGCTAATCAGTTGCAGCAGACCATTGGCGCGAATCAGGCCGTGTCTCAAGCCATTCAAGCGCATACGGACGCCAACGGAAACACGGACTGGAACAGCGTGAAAGGTGCGCTTGCAGGTGATCCTAATGGAGCGTTTGGGCTTCCGGCGCTTACCAAGAGCCTGACAGAAAATCAGCAAGCGAACGTCACCCTTTCAAATACCCAAATCGACAACGCCAACAAGATGCATCAAGCCATCTATCAGCGTATGTCAACCCTAGACCCCAACGACCCTAACTTCATGTCAAAGGTCATGCAAAGCGGGGCAGATATCATCAAGGACTACAATGCTGATCCAAGTATGGTAGTTCGTAGCTTGCAATCAATCCCACCCGACCCGGCAGGACGCGCTCGATGGTTGCAGCGAGGCTTGGCGTCCGTATCGAGTACTCTCGATAATCTTAAGGCGATGACGCCTACGCCGACGCAGGTCGATACGGGCGGTCAAATCGCATTCAAGGACACTAATCCGCTCACTAATCCCGGGATTGTCGGAAGCACCGTCAACAAGACACTCACGCCGAGTGACGCCACGTCGCAAGTTCCTATCGTGCAGCCAAACGGCACTCCGGGATTGATCAGTAAGGCGCAAGCGGCGCAGCAGCAGGGCAACGGTCAATATGTCACGGGCGGTGCACAGGGTGGAAGCATAGGCGACGGCCGCTACGGCAGCCAACCGCCGGCGAACGGTGGTGTGCTTCCAACCGGTCTCGCGCCAGGCGTGTCTCAGGCCGCCGATGTGGCCGGGACCGGCTCTGGCAATCAGCTAGTCGCAGACCAGCAATCGGCCGCCGGATCGGGCGCACGTATCTACCAACTCCAATCGGCTCTCTCCGCTCTCCAGAAGGCTGGCAATACCGGCCCAGGTACCGACCAGAAAAACCAGATTCAATCGTTCCTGCTTGCTCAGACCCCTGGCGATCTCGGCAAGTACCTTCCCGGAGTCGACCCGCAAAAGATCGCTTCATACGACGAAGCCAACAAATACCTCACGCAATACGCTTCAGCTAAAGCATCTGCTTTGGGCGGTGGTACCGATTCCAAGCTCGCTACTACGCTATCCGCAAACGCCAGCACGCACATTTCGAGTCTCGCCGCTCAGGACGTTGTGAAGGCCAATATCGGGCTAGAGCGCATGGGCCAAGCACAGCAGGATGCATGGAACAGTGCCGGGCTTCCTCCGGACCAATATCGCACCTGGGCGGCCAAGTTCGGCAGCACGATGGATCCCCGCGTCTTTGTGGCAGACCAGATTGAGCCATCCAAGGTCAAAGCTATGGTGGAAAAAATGCCGCCGAAAGAGAAAGCGCAGTTCAAGGCCCAATACAACTGGGCCGTGCAAAAGGGCTACATCAACGGACCGCAATAATGGCCGACTACGGGAGCATTTTCGAAGCCGCGGGCAAGCAGTACAACGTCGACCCGCGCTTGCTCGCCGCCGTCATGACGCCAGAGAGTAACGGCAATCCGAACGCGGTTTCTCCGAGGGGCGCGGCAGGATTGATGCAGTTGATGCCTACGACGGCGACGGAGATGGGCGTTACGGACATCAAGGATCCGCAACAGAACATCTTTGGGGGCGCCAAATACCTGTCTCAGCAACTCGACAAGTACGGGAGCGTACCGCTTGCCCTAGCCGCATATAACGCAGGCCCGGGGGCTGTGGATAAGGCTGGTGGCATTCCGGACTTCCCGGAAACGCAGGCATATGTGAAAAAGGTCACGGCAGCCTATCAAAACCAGGGAGTTCTTCAAGGTCAAAACATGCCGCAAACACAGATGGCTGGATTGCCCCCCACCGGTGCGGACGCAGCATCGGGTGCAGACCCATTTTCCGCATTAATGGCGAAGGCCGGAGCCGCTTCGGTCGCGCCAGACCAAGTTGAACGCCGCTATTTAGGGGGGAATTCGCAAGGTACCTCGCAGGCTCCGACAGACCCATTCAGCGCCCTAATGGCGAAGGCTGGTGCGACGTCTGGCGTTACACCGGGAACTCAATTGCCGACGCCCACGCCGCGCGATGTGCAGCCATACGATTTGCTTGGGGCAGCCGTCGAACCCTTAGCTACTATGGCGACCGGAGCAATCGCGGCGCCTATCGCCGGCTTGGTGCGACTAGGTTCGGTGGCGCTCGGGAATAGCTATGCAGGAGCAGAGCAGGCCGGCAATAACGTATCGAACGCGCTGACTTACCACCCGATGTCCCAAGGCGGTCAAGAGGCATTGACCGGGCTTGGCAACATGCTCACGGGCGCCAAAAACGCCGTTATGGACTCGGCCATTGGACGTAATTTGCTGGCGCCGATTGGACAAGCCTACACCGACACCTTCGTCAAGGGAGCACCTAATGCACTGATGGCCACGATCAATGATCAGGTGCCGACCGTGGCGGCAAATATCGCCGCGATTCCTGTGGCCAAGGCTTTGGGTAGCGTTGTGCCGAATAGGCTCACGGGGGCAATCGGAGCCGGTCCAGTTCCCGAATCTTGGCCGATGGGTATCAATTCCCGAGTGCCTGAGGCTGCGGCCCCTAAACCGCATTTCACAGCCAATGGAGATGGCACATTTACCCAAGCACCTCCTCGTGCAGCACTTCCGGGCAATGGTGGCATTCCTCCCGGGGCCGCGACAAGCGCGTCACCCACGCCCGTGCCAACGTTTGACGCTCCTGATCTCCCAACACCTAAAACTGTGCTTTCCGGCGCATCGCAGGCTGACAATATCGCCACGATGAAGGCGATTGGCTTGAATAGCCAGCGTCCAAGCGCTATCGCAGGCGATAAGTTCTTGGCTGGTCAGGAATACCAGCACTCAAAGCTTGATAGCGCTGTGGGCGAAGCAATGCGCCAGCAACTGGCAAATGAGCAAGCCGCGCTGAAGAATTACGGCCAGTCGATTATCAAGAATACCGGGGCTGCAGCGGACACGCCGGAAGCGGTAGGGCAATCTATCCGCGCGCCGCTTCAGGGGTTGTCGGATCATTACGACAACGCAATCAGCCAACTCTATCAAGCCGCGGACCAGCGCGCCGGCGGAATCCCGAACGTCCAACCCGACACTTTCGGGAAGTTACTCGACACGAACTCAATGTTTGCTGGGAAGGCAGAAAACAGCGCGTTACGCCGCGGCATTAATGCCTATACCCGTGAGCAAGGCATTGTCGGGCAAGACGGTAGTATGCAGCCGATCACGGTGCAACAGGCTGAGGGACTGCGCCAATATCTTAACAGCCAGTGGTCTCCGCAAAACTCCGGTCTGATCGGCAAGATCAAAGAAGCGCTGGATACGGACGTCACGAAGTCCGGCGGCGACGATATCTACGCATCTGCGCGGGCGCTGCATGCCGAGCGCAAGAACACCCTCGATAACCCAAAGGGAATTTCTTCGCTTCTCAATGAGAGCGGACCGAATGGCATCAATCAAGCGGTGCCCGACGAGAAGGTCGCCAGCAAGATTATGTCGATGCCCACAGGGCAACTAGGCCACATCGTTGACACTCTGAATAATCTTCCTGACTCGCTCGCTCCACAGGGGCAGCAAGCTCTTGCGGAGATGAAGGGCGCTCTCGCGAAGCAAATTTATCAAGCAGGCGATAGTGGCGGCACACAAAACGGCCCTTCGCTCTGGAACGCTGCGAACGTCACGAAGCAACTGAATGCGCAAGCTTCGCGCATGTCGCTATTGTTCTCTCCCGACGAAATCGCTCAATTCCAGACGTTGAACAACGCCGGTCATATCTTGCAAACGCCATCTGCATATCCTGGCGCCGCCGTTCAAGGTCATAACCTACTTCAGCGCGGGATGATTTACGCTCCACCGACAATAGGAAGCAGTCTCGGGGGCACTATCGGCCACGCCTTAGGCGGCGTACCGGGCATGATGGCCGGTTCCAGCGCAGGAGGTGGGCTAGGAGCGATGATGTCGGGCCGTGTTGCGCGTGCTGTTGATATTGCGAGCGCCAACAAACTCAAATCCATCATGGCCAACCCTCAAATCATCACAGGGAAAAAATAGAGTTGATGATAGCAGCCCAGATGATGGTTCTTAGCGCAGATTTTCCCATTGAATCCTTACCATTTTTGGATTTCGGCCATTTGAAGCCGCGCAGACGAGATTCGTCTATCTCAAATGCGCCACTTGTCGGCGCTTTAGCAGTGGGCGCAGGAGCAGATGGTCTTTTAGGTGCGGGTGGAGTTGGGTGAGGTTGCGGGACTATCGTCGGATGACGAAATACCCATTTCAACTCTTCCGCCTCGAGCCAATCATCATAGAGGCGTCGTTTGGTTGCATCTGACAGTTGGCCATAGGCGCTATTGATGGCTTGCATCGTATTCGCGGCATCTGGACTGTCGTTCCGATCTGGATGCCATTTTTGCGCCAACACTTTGTACGCCGCCCGAATGACTTCGATAGGCGCATCTCGAGCGACTTTTAGATTCTCGTAGTGACTGTGGATGTTGGGCACAGGATTTAACGTATAGACCCCGCGAGAGCGGAACTTTTTCATTATAGGCCACCTTCGGGTGGCCTTTTTGTTTTGAGGCATCCATGCAATTGCTCCCGAACGGCAAGATCCAATTCATCGACGCCAATGGCGCTCCCTTGGCTAATGGCACCGTTGGGTATTACGTGCCCGCAACGCTGACCCCGAAGACGACCTATCAGGATCAGGCAGGAACGATCCCGAACGCCAACCCCATTACGCTAGACAGCCGCGGGCAGGCTCTCGTTTGGGGATCTGGCACATATCGGCAAATCGTCAAGGATTCGTCAGGCGTGACGATATGGGATCAGGCCGTCGCAGCATCGGTCAATGAAGATGACCTTTTGAATGCGACAGATCCGACGAAGGGTGCATCTCTCGTTGGCTTTGATGGCGGCACGCTTGCGCAATTCTTCGCGTCGAAGAACAACCGTGTAGTAGATAGTATTCAGGCCTTGAGAGGGCTTTCAAAAGCGACATACACGCGGGCTTTCGTCACTGGGTACTACTCTACCGGTGACGGCGGTGGTGGCGCTTACTGGTGCGACTCTAGCGACACTACATCGGCTGACAATGGCGGCACTATCATTGTCGCGGCCGACGGCGGCCGATGGAAACTAGTTAATCAGAATGTTATCTCGGTTCGCCAGTTTGGAGCAAAGGGCGACAACCTGACAGACGACAGCACTGCCTTCACTAACTTCGCTGCTATCTCAGCCCGGCAGAAGTATATCCCAACTGGTAACTACATCGTAAATAGCGCCATCACCTTCCAAGCTGGCGATACGGTCTACGGCGACGGCGATGGATCAGTCATCATCGCGGGCGGCTCCTTTCCGGGGGGTGCCACCTACATGTTTAATGTCACGGGCACGTTGACTGCGCTTGGGCAATCTATGTCTGTGAATGCGAACTTAGGCGACACGCAACTGACCTTCGCTTCAGCGCCCAGCGTCAGTCCAAACGACACGCTTATCATCTATAACCCGACGAACTCTTCGTTCTCTGCATGGCGAACGAATTACCGTCAAGGAGAGTTCTGCAAGGTGCTTTCGGTGACGGGTTCTGTTGTGTCGATCATGGCAAACCTTTGGGATAGCTACGTGGCTGCCGCTGTGACGGTGTACAAGCTAGTCGGGGCTCGCACAGCATTCCGCGATCTTGCATTCCAGCAGCCGAACACGATGAGCGCTGCCATCAAGATTAGCCTAATCGATCATCCAATTGTCGAAAATATCAAGACCGGTGGAAGCCTGTACTGTGGCATCTATCTTGATCGCTGCATGGACATAGATGTTAAGGGCCGCGCCTATCAGTCATCCGCGCTAAGCGGATATCAATATGGTTTGCTCATCAGCAATTGTCAAGGCGGCATCGTGCAAGGTGAATTTTATGGTGCACGGCACGGTATCGCCCCCGGAGGCGACGATATTGTAGGGGGTGTTCCGACGCGGGCCATTCGTTTTATCGCAGACACCAACAACAGCGCCGCAATCGGCTCTGTGGATCCGCATGGAAATTCAGAAGGATTGATCTTTCAAGGTTGCCGCTTTACCAACGGCTTCATGTTGAGTGGCGCAAACCACAAGTTTTCGAACTGTTACTTCTTTGGGAACTTGAATGTTGGGACGGCGTTATATGCAGCGGAACTTGTGAGAGGCACGTTCGATTTTGACAACTGCACATTCGCATCTAGCAACAACCCGAACACGACCGGGAATGGCAATCGTGGAATTCTGGACTTCTCTCTGCAATCCAATACGCAGAATTCTTGCATTTTCAACTTCAACAACTGTAACTTCTTGGCGCCAGCAGGCACGGTATATGTGAACCGTTATTCAGTAGACGGGGCGAATGTAGCCTTTACGATCAACTATACCAATGCACGTATTGTTGCCGGGCCTGCGGTAACGCAGTTCGCAACATTGCAACGCACCAGTGGGTCTGGGTCGATCGCCAGTTTCACCCTTTCTGACGTTTCTGGACTGCAAAACGGAAATGCAGCTTTTTATGCCGTTACTGATGGAATTATCCCTGTGTCAATTTGGCGTCTCCCGACTCAAACTTTTTCTGGATCTATACCGGTAACATCCGGCGCAAATCAAAACAGCGTAGTGATTAATTTCCCGTATAAATATCCGATTCCTCCGAATGTAATACTTACAGCACTTAATTCTTCGGCGGGCGGCGCAAAAGCGATTGTCAATGTAAACACCACAACGTCATCTTCTGTCACTGCCAACTGTTCTAGTACAAGTGGTTCTATTAATTTCAGTAGCAATGACACTATGAACGTAAATTGCTGCGCACAAATCAGAATGTGATTTAAGTACTGATTCGGGGAAAGCATGGAACTTGGGATGATCATTCAGATCGCGGGGGGTGGCGTGATTACCTTACTCGGATTCCTTCTCAGCCGGACATATGGCCGCATCGATCAGGCTCATAAGGATCTTGGAACCGTCCGCAAGGAAATGACGGAATTGGCGTTGCAGGTCGCCAAGGAGTACATCCGGCGCGATGACTTCCAAGCCGTGACCGATGCGATCTTCAAGAAGCTAGACCGCATCGAGGACAAGCTTGATGCGAAGGTGGATAAGCCATGAGCAGCTTTGATGAAGCCTTCGACGCACTGATCGGCAACGAAGGTGCCTACAGCAACAATCCCAAAGATCCAGGAGGTGAAACCATGTGGGGCATCACGGCTCGCGTAGCACGAGCAAGCGGCTATAGCGGCCCCATGAAGGACTTGCCACGGGATACCGCCAAAGCTATCGCCAAGAAGCTCTATTGGGATCCTTTGCGGCTTGATGAATTGGATGCGCGCGTCGCGTTCCAGATATTCGACGCCAACTACAACGGCGGCCACCCGGTGATATGGATGCAGGGCGCCGCGGGCGCAAAGGTCGACGGCTTGATCGGGCCGCAGACCATCGCAGCCGTTCAGGCTACCGATCCGTTGCGCTTTATGATGCGCTGGAACTCACTTCGCTTGACCTATTTCACGTCGCTCAAGACGTGGCTCGATTTCGGCAAAGGCTGGGCACGTCGTATCGCTTCAAATCTCATGAAAGGAGCTGCGTGATGCCCCTGATCCCCATCGCAATGGCGCTTGCACAATTCGCGCCTATGATCGCCGGCTGGCTCGGCGGTTCCAAGGCAGAGGACGTAGCCAGCAAGGTTGTTGGTGTCGCCCAAACCATCACCGGGCAATCGGCTCCAGATGCCGCACTCGCTGCCATTCAGGCCGATCCGAATCTCGCCATGCAATTCCAGAAGGCGGTGCTCGATCAACAATCACACCTCGCCGAAGTCGCTGCTGATGTGGAGAAGGCCGATATTGCTGCCGATGCGCAGAACACTGCGACCGTGAATGCGACCATGCAGGCCGAGGCCAAAGCTGATCACTGGCCCACTTATGCTTGGCGACCGTTCGTCGGTTTCTGCTTCGGCTTCGCATGGATTGGGGCCTACTTCATCATTCCTATCCTGCGCGGCTGGTGGCCGGCGATTGCTCAGCCGTCGATCCCACCAGAGGCATGGATTGCGATCGGTGGCATCTTGGGCGTTGCGTCGTTCTTCCGTGGAAAGGCACAAGCTGATCCGCGCTTGCCGACCGATAATCGCGGCTAA